GCCGCAATAGCTGCGGCTATTGTCATGACAAAGTACGGCGACAACGGCACATCTATCCCACCTAAACTATGAAACAATATACACTTGAATTAGTTATCACTGAAGGTAACGATGAAGGTTGGGAAGAAATTCTCAAAGACGGCAAAACAGGTTGTGACGATGTTATAGATATGGTCATAAACGCACTGTACGAAGTCGGGCTGGAGCCTGCCATTAAACTTGTAAAGTACGAGGACAAATAAATGAACGAACGAATTAAAGAACTTGCCGCAGATGCTGGGTATCCAGATTATATGACATATGGACAAGATAAGGTCCTAGAAAAGTTCGCCGAGTTGATTATTCGGGAATGTGCTCAATATATCGAGGATAAGTTTGATTTTTGTGGCGATGAAATAATCATCGCTGAGAAATTAAAAGAGCAATTCGGAATTAAGTAATAATGATGAAGTACAAATTAGCGTTTGTAAAAGAATGTAAAGAGTACAGGCACTCCTTTTGGTACAAAGATGAACTGAAAGAGTTGATGGAAAGACACGGCATGAACGAGTTGTACGAATCAAAAATAAAACCGGTTCGTAACAACAGATGGAGCCCTAACGAAATATTTGAAGCATCGGAGAAATAATGTTTGGAACTAACGAGATCATTGGTAAGAAGTATTTTAAGGACGCACCTGCTGACAGTTTGTTTGTCACAAGCATGTTCTTTACATTGCAAGGTGAAGGCCCTTATGCCGGCCAGCCGGCATTATTCATCCGCCTAGCAAAGTGCAACCTGGATTGTTCATTCTGTGACACATTCTTTGACGATGGTGATTGGATGACATTTTCTGAAATCGAAGTAAAGATGGACGAAACCATCAAAGCATATTGGAAAGACAAAGGTCAAGAAGTCCCCACCTGGGCAGTAAACCAACCAGATAGGTATGCCCCAGAATATCCAGGCATCGTTCTTGTTATGACTGGCGGTGAGCCTCTGCTACAAGAGAATATATCTGCGTTTATGAAACAAGAGTTGCTAAATTTCAAAGCAGTCCAAGTAGAAAGCAACGGCATTCCTGTTACAGACGTACCCGATGGCGTCACACTCGTCTGCTCACCAAAGTGCATGGAAAAGAACGGTGTTGCAGTAAAGTATTTCGCACCATCCAAGACTATTCTTGATCGTGCAGACTGTTTGAAGTTTGTTATGGACGCAAAAGATACAAGTCCATACAACAATGTACCGCAGTGGGCGCATGAGTGGAAGGCAAAGACTGGCAAGGAAATTTATTGCAGCCCAATGAATGTGTATAACTCATTCCCGCAGAAAATTAAATTACTACGGGCAGAGAAGGGCAATATCACAATGGCAGAACGCAGTACAGTAGACGAAGTTATTTCGTTCTGGGAACCAGGGCTGCTCAACTTAGTGGCAAATCAAGCCAATCATGAATACACTGCTCGCTACTGTATGGATCACGGATTCAAGCTAAACCTGCAGATGCATTTGTATGCCAGCCTCGCATAACATCGGGGTAACAGGAAAAACAACAATGGGCACCGGCGCTTATTACGCTCCGCATATTCCGGACTTATTTCCTGACAAGGCAATTTGGAAACTAAAATTTGCATTGTGGCCACGTCGTTGCAAGCTAAGTAATAAGCGTATATGGTTAACGTACGGCTATAAAGGTACTGCAACATTTTATTATCTTAGTGGCGCAGATACCGAGACCAGATGGCACAGCAAAGACGAACATATAATTTATCAATTAAAGAGGAACTATGGCAACTAAACCAGCCCCAGTAAAGAAGGTACCAGCAGCTAAGAAAGCTGCACCACCAAAGAAACAAATGTTTGACAAAAAGGCTAAGCCAGCAGCCAAGACTACTACAGTCAAAGGAAGGTCGCCTAAGGAACTTGCTACACGCCGCGGTGAGCCTTACGTAGAGATTCTATCTGTTGAACTAGACCCAGACAACATCGGCAATGGTGCGTTTGAGATTGACTGGAACGACATCTTCCTTGCTAAGTTGCTCAAGGCTGGCTATCAAGGCAAAACAGATGCAGACGTTATTGACAACTGGTTCAAAACTATCTGCCGTAACATTGTTATGGAAGAGTATGAGCAGTGGGAAGCAAATCAACCTATGTCTGAACGTCCACGTGTCGTGGAACGTAGAGACTTGGGCGGCGGAAAGGTAGAGGTTTCTTGATGCTATGACAAGTAGTAATTTCAAAAATAACACAGAGTATAATCAATTTGCAATAGGACAATTTCCTATACACATTAATCATGCACATAACGAAAACAAGGTACACTCGTGGATTGGTACGGATTCAGAAGAAAATTTTAAATTAAACGGCAATAAAAAATACAGCGATGTTGATATAAAATATAGATATAATGCATACGGGTTTAGGACAAAAGAATTTGAACCATTAGTCGGACAAAAAGTAGATATTGCACTAGGTTGCAGCTTTACGGAAGGTGTAGGATTACCCGAGTCAGAGATATGGTCTACTATAATCGAAAACCAATCTAAATTTCCTATGCTAAATCTAGGTGTCGGCGGTGGTGCAAGTGACACAATAGCACGTATTGCATGTAATGTTAGTTCTCTTTTTGAAATTCAAACCATGTACATCCTATGGCCCCCATTCGAAAGATTTGAAATTTATAATGAGTGGTTAACAAAAACAATTGTTCCGGGTGCCGCAGAAATTCACCATGTATGGAATATGAGTGAACCTCAAGTTTTCCAACGAACAAATAAAAACAAACTAATAGTAAATCTTTTGTCTAAAACATTTGGTTTCAGGTTAAAAGATATTAACGTCGCAAGCTATTACAAAACACTCATCCCTGACGACCAAGCAAGGGATAACATGCACTGGGGGAAAAAAGCACAACTTAGGTTTGCGGAAGATATCCAACGCCAATAAGCATGAGCTTTAAGTATTTCACTGTCGACATGCCACGCCAAAAAGTGGCAGACATTCTGAGCGTTGCCGTTGGGCCGCAAAAGTTCTACCACCATCACTGCCAAGGCGGCACAGATTGGCGTGTCGATTCCATTGTAAGTGCCACTGTTCAATCCAAAATCACACTTCGCAAAAACATCGACGATTCGGTGATAACGTATTTGCTCCTTAAACAATAATATGTTATACTTGTAGCATGAAATATCTTGAAATTGACCTTGCTAACACATTTTTCAGAGCCAGACATGCTGCACATCGCGGTGCCACCATTGAAGAGCGTGTAGCCTTTTCTATCCACGTTACATTGGCATCTATTGCTAAATGTTGGCGCGACCAAAAGGCAAACCATGTAGTCATTTGCTTAGAAGGCCGGAGCTGGCGCAAATCCTTTTATCCACCTTATAAGCGCAACCGCTCAGAGGCAAGGGCCGCAGCTACAGAAAAAGAGCAAGAAGAAGATCGCTTGTTCTTTGAAGCGTTTACTGACCTGCAAACTTTCTTCTTAACTAAATCTAACTGCACAATTTTGCAGCATCCTAACTTGGAAGCTGACGACCTTATCGCAGGCTTTATTCAGATGCACCCAGATGATGAGCACGTTATCATTTCGTCTGACACGGACTATTACCAATTGCTTGCAGGCAACGTGTCGCAATATAACGGCATAAGCGATGAGCTGCACACAATCAAAGGCATCTTAGATAGGAAAGGCAAATATGTTATTGATAAAAAGACGAAGCTTCCAAAGACCATACCAGATCCGTCCTGGATTTTGTTTGAAAAATGTATACGTGGGGACAGCACAGATAACGTATTCTCTGCCTATCCAGGTGTCCGCACAAAAGGCACTAAGAATAAAACTGGCCTACAAGAAGCTTATGAGGACCGCAATAAAAAGGGCTATGCGTGGAACAACCTGATGCTTCAGCGTTGGGTTGACCATGACGAGAAAGAGCATTTGGTTCTCGACGACTATAATCGCAACGTGACGCTGATTGATTTGACTGCACAGCCTGACGATGTTAAAGTACAGATAGTAGAGACTATCGAAACCGCATGTAAGCCAAAGAGTATCGGGCAAATTGGTCTCTTGTTTATGAAGTTTTGCGGCAAGCATGAGCTTAACCGTTTGGCAGACAACCCAGACAACTGTGTCAACTTTTTAGCAGCAAGCTATCCAGAATGAAACTACTACCAAAGAAGTCTAATGTTAGGATGCTGACGAAGAGCGACCCCGCTTTCCACATACGGGATAGCACTACTATCACTGCGCGAGCAGGCTTAAAGATCAGCCAAAGATGTCCTGAAAACGAAAGAATGTGGTTAGAAAATGCAATTGGTTACGGATGGATTCAGCCAGTGGCTTATGTGCGTGAAGATGAACTTATGTGGATACAACTCAAAGAGGAAAATTAAATGATCAATATGAAACAATGGATGGAACTAGTCGGCTACCGTATTACAGAAGGCAGCGCCTATTGCTGGCAATGCTTTGGTCCTAATGCGTACACACTAGATGCATGGGACGGCGACAATGAAGAAGGGTACTCGCTGTGCATTGTGTTTGACACTAAAACGCAAGAGGTCTACCAAGTTGAAGTGCACGATTACAAGCGTAAGAATGCGTATCGTTTCACTAACCCTGAATACCGTGATGCGCACACAAAAGAAGAACGTGTACGTGGTGCAGTCGATTTCGATGATTACAAGATCACTGATCTCGAAGTAGAAGATGACTGGGAATCCAAGGCATTTAGCATTGTCAATTATGCAGACTACGATACAGGCATTCTTGTGCCCTTGGACTTTACTGACGAAGAGTTGCTTCCACTGTTTAAGGCTGCACACGAAGCAAACATGTCGTTCAATGACTATGTATGTATGGCATTGCGTAACATGATTGATCGCATGAAAGAAACTGGCGAATTGCCTAAAGACTTCGGAAAAAATAAAAGCTGCGACACTAAATGCTGCGGAGATTGCGAATGTTAAGCGCCATTTACAGCAATACTCCGTTCATCCAGGTTGGTGCTCCGGCGACGCCGTTCATCAACAACCAGGCAGGTGCCGGTCACGTTAGATGGAACACCCAATCCAATTATATGGAAGTATATAATGGGTCTAGTTGGCAGCAAGTTGGCGGCATGGCAAGCATTGGTGTATCTGCAGAGTTCATAATGATTATGGACTGGGCAAGGCAAGAGATGGCTAAAGCTTATAAGATTCAAGCACTTGCAGAGCAATCGCCAACAGTAGCAGATGCACTAGCATCGTACGAGAAGGCAGCAGAGCAACTTAAAGTAATTGCCATTTTGGCAGAAAAGGAAACAGCATGAGATGGAAAGCAGTAACTGAAAAAGATTGGCATTCACACTTCGCCTTCTGGCCAGTTAAAATCGACGGAGAGTGGGTATGGCTTGAACGTGTCCTACGCAAAGGCTACAAACGGTCGAGTGGAAAGATCTCTCCGGTTAAACGTGGATGGAACTGGGACTATGTTAACTCTGAGTTCGATCTTATCAAGAGGGCAGAGCGTGAACGTTCATTGCAAGAGTCTGACGCTGGTCAATTGATGCAAGCAAAGTCTGCGGCATATAACAAATCACTGTCGCCTGGGCTTGCAATTACCGGCAGCATGAACGCACAAGCAATTCTTCAACAAATTAAATCGACAACACCATGAAAATATTTCGCAAGTGGCTCCTAAAGTGGGTGCAAAAAGCTAAAGAAGAAAACGACCGTGACGTGGCAGTAGCAGAACCTACGAATTCAAATTACGGGACTATTGCATCAGGCAACGGGAACTACGCAACGGCTAAAGACGACGTGCCTATGCGTATGAACTTTAATGTCATGCCAGCCTCGGGTGGTGTAGTAATCAGCATAAATAAGTATGACCGCAAAACTGGTCGACACACTGAAAATCTACACGTCATCCACGATGACGAAGACATCGCAACTAACATCGGACAAATTGTTTCATTGGAGTTGTTGAAGTCATAATGCACACACTAACTGATAATGCACCCAACTTATTTGTACATCAAACAACATGCTATAACCAAAAAGCTATACTTTGGTAAGTCGACCAGATCTGAAGAAGAAATGATTCGGTATTCAGGGTCAGGAAAATATTGGAAGTCACACCTAGCAAAACACGGAAAAAACGTAAACACAATATGGTACTGTTTGTTCACTGACTTAGATGAATGCACAAAATTTGCTACGATGTTTTCAAAGCAGCAGGGAATAGTTGAATCAGTAGATTGGGCTAACTTAAGAAACGAGAATGGAATAGACGGATTCCCACATGGCATAATACATGCGCCATGGTCTGCAGAACGAAGAGCTCGGAAATCAGCAGAGAGAAAGGGCATTGCGAATAATGCGGGATTCAAGCATACAGAAGAATGGAAGAAGCAACATGCATTAGCGGTTACTGGTTTACCACAAACCGCAGAAATGAGGCTTAAAAATTCAATTGCACATAGGCACCCACAACTACAAGTAACCTGCCCACACTGC